GGATCCCAACGTGGTTGATTTTAGCGCGTTGCAAAACATGAAACCAAAGGATCTTATCCCAACTAATGGTAACCCTACGGCAGCAGTATCGTCACTTCCTCCAGAACAAATATCGACGGGTACTGTACCGATCCTGGAGTACCTACAGCGCCACAAGGAACAGGCCACAGGTATGTCCAAGGCTGCACAAGGTCTCCAGGATGAATTGTTTGTCTCCGGAAACTCTGAGATTAAACTCGGAGCGGTAATGAGTGCCTCTCAAAAGAGAGTACAACACATTTGTAGGCGATTTGCAGAGACAGGTTTTAAGCGTCTCTGTGAAGGTATTTACTCTACCATGGTTAATAACATGGATAAAATTTCCATGCAAGACCCTAAGTATGGCATATTGGATGTGGATATTAAAAAACTTCCTAAGTCAATGGCCCTTGAGGTTGACGTAGATCTTGGTGAAAATTCCAATGCTAACAAGAGAGATAAACTTCAGTTGTTAGCTAAGGATCTAATTCCTCTTCTTAATCAGGCAGGAGCCGGTTCTTTGCTTAAGCCTGACGCTTATGCCACTATAGCGAATCAACTATTAACCTCACTTGATTTGGAACCTTCGGATTACTTAAAGGATCATACGACCCCTGAGTTTTTACAGGGAACTGCAAAGGCACTTGAGGAACAAGCCAAGGAAAAAGAGCAAGCCAAGAAGGTAGCAGAGGCCAAAATGCAGAGCGAGATTGATCAGGCTCATGCGAATGTCCGTTACACTGACGTGCAATCTAATAATGCCTACCAAGACAATGCCAGGCAGCTTGCAATAGCAATCGATACTCACATGCAAAAGTGGGCAGACATATCACTTAAAGCACATAAAGAAGGTGTCGAAGTACCTGAGAGACCTCCTTTTGGAGACCTTATGGCTATGTCCAAACAAGTACTGGACGAGCTGGAAGTTAATAAAAGTAAGAGTAACCCTTTAAATATCACAGGTCAGTCCATGGACCCTGAAGAATTATCTCATGCACAGCAAAAGATGAATCCTTCGGTAAGTCCACCCAGGACCCCCGGGGATAGTGGAGTATAATAATGGATAAGTATAAAGAAAATGCCGAGAAGAGGCTGACTGGAAAAATACATCCCGACAGACAAGCGCAAATAGCTTTGGCTACTGCCAAGTTTTCTGCACAACATCGAGAAGAATTTTTTACAGAAGCCTACGGTGAAATATTAGTGGACCTATTTTTGAAGTGGCTCAATACAGAGCCCCACGAGAATAAGTCTCGAGATCACCTATACCACTGTGCAATGGCACTTGGTTCTGTGAAAGAGAAGATGTTACAAATAGAAACTTACGGTGGCAATTTACAAGCTATGAAGGAGAAAACGAATGGCGCTGATTGAAACAGATAACATACCCAAGATAATGAAAAATATAGACGATACTCTCACCTTCTATTTCAACCATGAAATAGCTGGTCAAGCAGGAAGTTTTAAAGTAAGACAGTATGCTCAAGAAATAGCAGCTTTACTTACTATGAAAGAATTTGTGGAAGGCAAAAAACCTGCCACGAGTACTGCCACCCTTAAAACGGGAGGTAAGTAATAATGGCTGAACAACAAACCTCTACCCAATCGGATGATGTGAGTGTTCCAGGCGGTAACGAAGACGCACAACTCAGTGACATTCTCAGGAATTCACCTCTGGCTCAACAAGCTGGAATTGTACCCTTACCTGAAGAATCTCTACCTGAGGCTGAAGCGAACCCAGCGGAAGAAGAAGAGGCACCTCAAGACCTGGCCTCTGAAGAAGAAGCTGCAACAAATGAAGAAGGTAATTCTGTAGAAGAAGATATATCAGAAGATGACAACCAAGAAGCTCAAGGCGGAGATGACGAGTCTACCGAAGCTGAAAGTTATTCTCTGGAAGACTTGGATGATATAATGGTAACCCATAAGATAAACGGCGAGGAAGTTACTCAAAAGTTATCTGAATGGATTGCTTCTTCAGCAACCAAACAGTCTTTATCAAAACAAGGTCGAGAAATAGGCGAGCTCAAAAAGGCATTAGAAGAAGAAAAAGTGAAAAAGTTGACTGAGCTTGATCAACTAGGAAGTGCTCTGGCGCAAAACTTTTATGGTGAAGAAATAAAAGCCCAAAAGGCTTATCATGACGCCACCATGAAGTTACAAAAAGCGCAGGAGTCCGACGATACTTACGAAATCGGTGAACTTAGTAAAGAACAAACTAAACACCAAAAAACTTACTGGGAAGCCCGTAGTAGACGGGAATCTGCTCTTAAAGGAATTCAACAACAACAACAGCAATTCCAACAACAGAAATTTCAGGAGCAAGTAGTTCAGTTCAATAAAGATATAGGGCAACTTATACCTAATTGGAGTGAGAATACTGCCAAAGAAATTCGAGACTTTGCCCTAGAAGAGGGCCTACCTGAGCAATTAATAAATAGTATTACTAATCCTACGATAGTTAAGTTTGTTCACGATTATAAAAACCTTAAAAAAGGTGTTTCTAAGGGAACTGCAAAACGTAAGATCGCTAAAACGCTTAAGACCCCGGTGAAAAAATCCATACCAGCCGAAAAGAAGCGGATGGATGCTGAGGCCATGGTTAAAGCAAGGGCTTTTAAAGAGGATTCTTCCAAGGCAGATCAAGATGCTTTTATGAAACAATACGCCTTAAAATCCTTAAACTCAACTTAAGTCATTAGGAGGTAAATAATGGCTACTGGACAATACGCAACCCAGGGTGCATCGGATAACCGATTCGATTCTGGAACTAACGGTGCGGCTGTTTCGGAAAATGAGGACCTAGCTAACTTCATTAGCATGATTACTCGCGCTGAAACTCCGTTCATGTCTTCCATTGGAAAGACAAAAGCTACTGGTATATATCACGAGTGGCAAACAGACGAACTAGCTCCACCAGCTGCTTCAGAGATGGTACAAGGTGCCGACTTTGATAACGTTGGACCTGATGGTGCTACTAACCAGAATGATGGTGGTAATACTATTACTTCCGCTATTCGTAACAGAACTCGTTTGGGTAACTATACACAGATCAACGGTAAGACCGTGTCTGTCTCAGGTACCAAACGTGCCGTTGATCAAACAGGTGTGGCAGACGAATATGCTTACCAGCTTAAAAAGCGTGGTACAGAACTTCGTCGTGACGTAGAGGCAAACCTTGTACACAGCACTAACATTGCTGTTGCAGGTGCTTCCGGTACCAAAGGTACTTTTGGAGGTCTTTACTCTTGGCTGTGTTCTGCGAGTCATACTGTTCTGGCCACAAGTTCCACATGGAAAGTTCCTTCCACACTGCCTACTGGTGCTGGTACGGACGCCGCAGGAACTCACAGACCAGGTCTGACTGCTGCTACTGACACTCGTGTTGCATTGGAAGTATCCTACGTGGATGATGCCATGCAGAACGTGTTTGAAGCAGGCGGTAATGCTACCAAAGCTATGATGTCACCCAAGAACCGAAGGAACTTCTCTGCGAAGTCTCAGGCTCTTAACAGTAACGTTAGACGTAACATAGACGAAGGCGGTAAGCTCAGAGCTTCTGTTGACGTTTATATGTCTGACTTCGGTGATATAACAGTGGAGCCAAACTACATTATGGGTCTGGCCACTACATCTGCTGTTAGATCAGGTAACCACGCTTCTAATACCCAAAACGTAAGCTTGGCTAACCTATCTGTCATCGTTTATGATCCTAAGTGGTTCAAAATTGCCACACTGAGACCTCTGAAAGAAGTCGACGTAGGGCAAAAAGGCGATTCTACAGTTGGTATGATTGTTGAAGAGTGTACTCTTGAGTGCTCTAACCCTAAGGGTTCAACAATGATTATCGGTCTGAACGGATCTTAATCTTAAAGTCCCCTGGAGTATTTATTGCTCCGGGGGCAATTTTTTGGAGAACAGAATAATGATGCTAAAAATAACTAATAGCAGTGGTAGTTCCGTAACACACCAAAGTACCGCCCTTGTCGATGGTGGCTCGATATTTATCATGGGTGGATCTGTTTTATGTAATGCCACTAACACTATTACTCACTACAAGTATGATAGCGGAGCTACTTCTTGGACAGCAGTACCTGCCAATCATTCAGTGGAGTGGGGTAACCTAACACACAACGGAATTTTTGCGAGAGTGCTGAAGAGTTAAAATGGGAAAAAAGTTTAAACATAAAGAAGTAACAGGTGGCCTAGAAGGGCAAATAGAGTTTAATCAGATGGGTGGTTTATCCGGTTGGGAAGCTGCTCAAGACATTACTCCTTTTCTTGAACAAGCTAAGATGGAAAAGGAAATTGGGTTTAATAAGAAAACTCACTACAGGAAATTCGCCACTATACCTGACGTGGTAGCCATAGAAATCGCTACCAAGTATGGTGTTAACATCCACGATCCCAAGACCAATGGTGATAAAGATGTTATGAAAAAGTTTAAAAAGATTATTATAGAGGACTATCCACATTTGCTTGTTAGTACCTAGGAAGGAATGTTATGGCTACCTATCAGGAAACGCTTACCAATGTCAGGAATTGGATGGACAGAGATTCTACCGTCGTAAGTGATTCTTTATTACTTACATTTTTACAGTATTCGGCAGATAAAGCTTACAGGACCCTTCGAGTACCTTCCTTAGAGACAACCTTAGATTTTACTGTGACTACCAATGATTTGGTCACTGATGCTTCTGCTGGTTTTGGCAAGGAAGTTAGTATGTCTCTGCCCAGTGACTTGATAGAAGTTATTTATATTCAAAAGAAAGGAACAGGAATTGTTTGGAATCAAAAGGTAGATCCCAGGACTTTTCATGACAGATATGCAGATAAAAAGGATTCTAACTATTATACCCGGATAGGGAGTAACTTCTTACTCCATGGTTCTTTAGGAGTAGATGACGTACTGGAAGTATGTTATTACAAAAGATTACCTAAAATTAATGCTACTTATGATATTACTGTTGCTAATTATTTAGCACAGACAGCTACCCTTACCACTATGACCAGAAGAGCTAATAGTTATACTAATAGTGATGCTTACATTGCTGGTCTTGGAAGGACTTCTTTATATTTTGCTTCAGGTACCACAACCTCACAAATAGATGCTTTGAGTCCTACTGCTGCTCAAACAAGTAGCGGGACAGTGGACGGAGTTAACTATAATGTAGCAGCAGAAATGGAGCCAGCTTACATAGCTAATTGGTTACGTGATGAAAATGAAAGAATATTGTTATACGGTTCTTTGGCAGAAGCCTTTTCTTTTTTGGAAGATCCTGCTCAAATGCAACTATACGAAGCAAAGTTTACTGATGAAATACAGAAGTTAAATGCAGAAGAGAAGTCCAGACTAGGTGCTGGTGGTAATACTTCTGTCAGCTTTTCAGGAATGGGATTAATTTAATGGGATGGACAACAACTTCAAGTGACAATGATGTGAAGGGCAGTGTTTTCTCTTCTTCCTCTACTATAGACCTTGGTGCAGCAATAGATTCAGATGTCTCTCTCAAAGAATTTAAAGAGAGTTTTTTGGGTGTTTACTCCTCTGCTCCTTCAAATACAGCATATGGCTCCGGTATTGGTGCAGGTATGCTGTTTTTTAATTCAAGTACAACCAGACTTCAATACTACGATGGCAGTAACTGGCAAAACTCTGCTCCGACGCCGTCAGAACAAACTAATATCAATACTGTGGCTGCCGATGGAAGTGACATAGGAACTGTTGCCGGTATCAGTAGCAATATTAGTACTGTCGCAGGTATCTCTGGTAACGTTACTACAGTGGCCGGGATCAGCAGTAACGTAACAACTGTGGCTGGTAACAATAGTAATGTTAGTACGGTGGCAGGTGTCAGTGGTAATATAACCACTGTTGCCGGTATCTCCGGGAATGTTACTTCTGTGGCTAACATTGCAGGTAATGTAACTACAGTCGCCAATGACGCCACTGATATAGGAGCTGTTGCAGCTAAAGCCACAGAAATTGGTTTACTAGGTACTTCAGATGCAGTAGCAGACATGGCTTTGCTTGGTACAAGTACTGTGATAGCAGACATGGCCATCTTGGCTACCTCCGATATAGTAGCTGATATGGCAATTTTAGCCACCAGTGATATTGTGGCTGACATGGCTATTTTAGCCACTACTGATGTAGTTGCAGATATGAACACTCTGGCTACTTCTGACATAGTTGCAGACATGAATACTCTGGCCACAAGTGATGTAGTTGCAGATATGAACACTCTGGCTACCTCCGATATAGTAGCTGATATGAATACGCTGGCTACTTCAGCCAATGTTACTAACATGGCCACACTTGGCGCTTCCGGAGTCGTAACTAACATAGCCACAGTGGCTGGTAATAATTCTAACATTACCACCGTTGCAGGTGCCAACTCAAATATTAGTACTGTAGCTACTAACATTTCTAACATTAATGCTGTTGCAGGTGATGCTACTGACATTGGTGTAGTTGCGGGTAAAGCAACAGAAATTGGTTTATTAGGTACAGCGGATGCTGTGGCTGACATGGCTCTTCTGGGTACTACTGATGTTATTGCTGATATGAATACTTTGGCTACTTCTGACGTTATAGCTGATATGAATACTCTGGCTACTTCAGATATTATAGCTGACCTTAATACCCTTGCCACATCAGACATTGTTACTGATATGAATCTACTGGCAACCTCGGCTAACGTTACAAACATGGCCACTCTGGGTGCCTCTGGGGTAGTGACTAACATAGCTACCGTTGCTACCAACGTAAGTAATGTTAATACTGTCGCCACAAACATAAGTAGTGTAAACGATTTTGCGGATAAGTATAGAATAGCTTCCTCTGATCCTTCTTCTGGTTTAGATGCAGGTGATTTATACTATAATACGAGTAGTAACCAATTAAAAGTCTATACAGGTTCAGCTTGGAATAACGCTTCTTTTTCTGTTATAAATACCTTAGAAGATACAGACTTTTCTTCTCAGGGTATTATGCTGAGAGGATCAAGTTCAGGAAGTTATAGTATTCTAACGGATAATAGCTCTAACTGGAA